GCAGAATCAGATGTATATGAGAAGTTACAAGAGATAAGCGGTGAAATCAAAATATTAAATGCTAAACTTGATGGTAACAATATAATATAATGTTTGAAAGAAAAAACAGAGCAAGAAATCAAGATGGTACATTCAAAAAGGATGTATGGTGGACACCTTGGTCCGATTCGTGGGAGTATAAAATGAGCGAAGACCTTAAAGATATGCTAGAAAGAACACTATGGACTTTCATAGAAGCATTTTTAGGAGCTTTAGTCGTTGCACCTTTAGTATCACTTGACGCAAATACACTAGAACTAGCTGCATTAGCTGGTGGCGGTGCTGCACTTGCAGTTGTCAAGACATATGCTAAAAAACAAATTACAAAGTAACTGATTTAGTCGTAGATAACCTGTATAATGCGATTAACAGGAAGGGCTGCGTATGGCAAAGAAGAAAAAAGACTTCGGGAATAACTATTTTCCGAGTGGTTGGGGTCCTAAGTACGATTTTGACGAGCAAGCTGGTGTTGGTGAGATAACTCACGTTGGCACAGACCCAAACTACAAATCTAAATTTGATCAAATACTATTAGAGTGGGGTTTTGACCCTGAATACTATGAAATAGAAGGTAAAGTCAGGGCTAGTTCCTGGAATGTACAGCTCAAAGGTGGTGATGTACAAACCTTTTATGCGTTCAAAGG